AGTTCGCCATGCAGGCGACGCGCCTGCAGGAGGACGCCACGTGGCAGCAGTTCAGCTACGGTGGCATCATGTTTGTGAACTACCGGGGCACGGACGACAACAGCACGGTCGCGATCCCGGACAAGAAGGTGAAGTTTTTCCCTTCCAACGCCGGCATCTTTCAGGAGGTGTTCGCGCCGGCCGACGAGCGTTTCGAGTTCGTCGGGACGCCCGGTCAGTCCGCCTACAGCTGGATGGTTCTCGACGAGAAACGAAACTCCTGGGCCGACGTCGAGATGGCGAGCTACCCGCTGTATATGTGCACGATGCCGCAGGCGCTGCAGAAGGGGAAGATCCTCTGACGCACTGGCGGGTCGAGCGGGAATGGGAGGGGTCTTGTTGTTTCATTGTGGCGGGCGGCCCGTCCGTCATCGACCAGCCCCTCGACCTGCTACGGGGGCACCGCGTCATCGCGATCAACTCCAGTTGGTCGCGCGTGCCCTTCGCCGATCTTCTGTTTTTCGGCGATGCCCGCTGGTTCTACCACAACGGCGACGACGTGATGTCCGGCTTCGCCGGCCGGATCGCCACCTGCGCCCTCGGCGTGGGCGGATCGCGTGTCCTGCGGCTCCGCCGGGCGCCACCGCCCGGGCTCGCAGCCGAGGCCGACACCGTGACGCTGCGGCGCACGTCGGCCACGGCCGCGATCAATCTTGCTGTGCATCTCGGCGTCTCGAGGATTGTGTTGTTGGGGCTTGATGGCAAAGTGGCCACAGACGGCCGAACCCACCATCATGCCCCGCATCCATGGCACCTGCGCCATGGCTGGGCGGACGAGCAGCGCGACGACCTTGCGTCGTTGGTTGCCCCCCTGCAGGCCCGCAAGGTCGAGGTGCTCAATGCCGCGCCGGATAGTGCCGTCACGCTCTGGCCCGCAATCGCGTTTCCTGCGGTCATTGGGTCTCAGTCAGGAGCGGCGAGCAGCGGAAATATTCCTGCTGTCGCTTAACAAGCTGGAGCGGCTTGAGCTCTTCGCCTATCGCAGCGATCCGCCGCGGTCGAGGCGCCGGCCGAGGCCGCGCCGATGAAAGCGCATCTGCTGGTCCGCGGCATGCACGGGCTCGGCGACAATTTGCACCAGCGGGCGCTCCTGCGTCAGTTGACGGCAGAGCACCAGGTGTGGCTCGAAAGCAGTTGGGTCGCGCCCTACCACGACCTTGTTGCGCAGGGGCTGCGCATCGTTCAGCGGCCGACGCAGTTGCGGACGCAGACAAAGAACGCCGCCCGCGAGGCCGCGCAGTTTCATTCAGGCGGTCCGCCGCCGCGCACTCGGGCGATCCAAGTCACCTATGCCCCGCGCGAGGTCAACACCCGCGGCTCCGTCCTGGCTGCGATGTGCCACGTGACCGGATGCGACTATGCGACCGCAGATTTTCGGTTGCCCGTGCCCCCGGCATGGCAAGCCAAGGCTGCGGGGCTGATCGCGCAATGGCGCCCGGATCGCCCGATCATGATCTATCGTCCGTTGGTCGAGCGGAAAGAGTGGACCGGCTGCGGCGCGCGCAACCCGGATCTGAACCACTACGCCGATTTGTTCGACGCGATCCGCGATCGGTTCTTTGTCGTCAGCATCGCTGACCTCGTCCCGGGGATCGAATGGATGACGAGCAAGCCCCGCACGGCGGAGGTGACCCTGCATGCCGGCGAGCTTGATTTCGAGACACTTGCGGCTCTGATGGCGCAGGCCGGGCTGGTGTTCGCATCGCCCGGGTTTGCCGTGGTCCTGGCGCAGGCGGTGGGCACGCCTGCGGTCTGCGTTTACGGCGGATACGAGCCGCCCCACACCTTCGCGGCCGGGGCGCGGCATTCGTCCTATCTGCCCATCGCCCCGATCAGGCCCTGTGCATGCTGGCGCCACGGGCACAGCTGCAACAAACGGATTGACATGCCTGCCGCCCTGGCCAGCCTGCGGAGGTTCGTTGATGCCATCCCTGCCGACAATCGCGCGGTCGTCGCTTGACCCGCCAGTGATCAACTGGAAGGGGCGCACCCGCCGGTTCCTCAATCCGGGGGAGCTTGAAGTTCTCATTGCGTTGATCGGCGGCGTCAAGCCGCGCGCGGTTCTCGAGATTGGCGTCAACGAGGGGCGCACCGCCGCGGCGATCCTCGAACACATGCCGGGCATTGACCAATATGTCGGCGTCGATGTCGAGCCCGGATATGTGACGCCGCTCGCCGTGCAACGGAACGAGGTGCCGGAACAACCGGGACACCTTGCCGCACACGACCCGCGGTTCCATCTGATGTTGCGGCCCAATGGTTCGCGCGATCTGTCGGCGTTCCACCTGATCGAATACGATGCCGTGTTCATTGACGGCGACCACAGCCGCGCCGGGGTCGAGCACGACACCAAGCTTGCCCGGTCTGTGGTGCGCAGCCCCGGCATTGTCATCTGGCACGACTATCACAGCCTCGGCACGGTCGACGTGGCGGATGTCCTCGACGAGATGGCCGCGGCCGGCGCTCGGATCTTTCACGTCAGCGAAACCTGGTTGGCATTCGAAAGGAGCTAACAAACATGGCAAGCGCAGTGGGCGACTACGTGCTCGACAATGGGCTCTCCGCGATCGACACGCTGGCCGACGAAATCCACATCCTGGCGGCAGACCCTTCCAACTACTCCGACGTGACCACCAACACGTTGGGGAAGAAAGCGTTCTCGGCTGGCGGCGCGTTCGGCGCTCCCGCCGCGGGCTCGCCCAACGGCCGCAAGGTCTCCAGCACCGCGTTCACTGACGGCAACGTGACGGCCAACGGAACCGCGGCAAAGTGGGCAGTGGTCGACAGCGCCAATTCGCGGCTGCTGGCGAATGGCGCGCTCTCCGCCTCGGTCGCGGTGTCGAGCGGTGGCACCTTCGGCCTGGGCTCGTTCTCGATCCGGCTGCCCGGACAATGAGCGCCTACTATCTGTTGGAAAACGGCATTGTTGTGCGCCGCGCCGACGGCGCCAACATTCCACCCGACGAGGACAACGGCGACTACCAGCGCTACCTCGAATGGCTCGCCGCCGGCAACACGCCCGATCCTTCAGAGAACCCACAGGGTTAGTTGAATGGCTCGCCTCTACGATCTCGCCCGGATGACGACAGCGACCACGGGAACCGGCACCATCACGCTCGGTTCCGCCGTCGCCTCGTTCCTCACGTTCGCCCAGGCCGGCGTGGCAAACGGGGACACGGTCACCTATGCGATTGAGGACGGGGCCAACCGGGAAATCGGGCGCGGCGTCTACACGTCGAGCGGCACCACGCTGACGCGCGCGACCATCCTGCGTTCGACCAACTCGAATGCCGCGATCAGCCTGTCAGGCACGGCGCAGGTGTTCATTGCCGCCGCGGCGGAGGATATCAGCCCGCAGACTGCGGCCGAGCAAAGCACGGTTCGGATGAACCTCTACGCCGCCCCCTATGACGTGATGGCGAAAATCAACGCCATCGTGAACGGGTCGATGGAGTTGACGCAGCAATATGGTTCGGCCGGCGGCCCTGCGTCGCTCACGTCCGCAGACAACAGCGCCAACACTTACAACGTAGATCAGTGGTTCACCTACAAAGTTTCCTCCGGGACGTGGACTGTCAGTCAGCAATCCGATGGCCCGCCGACATTTCCGCTTTGTCTGGACTATCTCTCGCCGACGACGCAGACGCTTTCCTCGGGCGATCTCCACACTATTTGTCAGGCGATCGAAGGCTTCCGCATGGTGCGTTTTGCCTTCGGCTCGTCGAGCGCCGCACGCGTGACCTTCGGCTTTTGGGTCAAGGCGACGCAGACCGGCACCATGACGGTCGGCTTTTGCAACGCCAAAAACCCCGTCGCCGGCACCTCGATCTATCGGCACAACATCACGATCAACGCCGCGAACACCTGGGAATATAAGACCATCACGTTGGACGGGGACACCGCGCACACTTGGGCCACAAACACCAATGCTGGGCTGTGCATTTTCTTTGTGATGGCGGCGGGTTCCTCGCAAAAGAATTCGACCGTTGACGCGTGGGACGCGACCAACCCGACAATTCCGGCATCAAGCTCACAAACCAATTTTCTCGCCAGCGCGAATGATCGCGTGCGCTTCTCGGCGACTTGGTTTGTTGCGACTGGTGACACGCCCTCGGCCGCGCAATCGACGCTGTTCCATAGCACGCAAGACGAAGAGTTGGATGTGTGCCAGCGATACTATGAGCACAGCTATCAGCCGAGCAGTCCGGTCGGGACCGTGACTGATCCGGGTGCAGTGGATTGCGGCTTTACGCTGTCCTCGGGAGCGACGTTTGCTGCGAGCGCGCAGCAGGGGACCGTGTTCTATAAACGCGTGAAACGCGGCACGCCCACCATCACGTTTTACAGCCCGGCGACCGGGACGAGCGGCAAGATCCGAGACGCTGTCGCCGGGGTCGATGTCACAGGCGCAACGGCGAACATCAACCGCCGCAGCTTCGCGTGGTCCTATACGCCGAACGCCGCGGCGGCGCAAACCCGGGCGCAATTCCACTGGGCGGCGGACAGCCGCATTATCTGAGGCTGTTAGATGGCGGTAGGCACTGGCGCGCTCGGTCAATTCGCCCTCGGCCAAGCCGGCGGCACAATCGCCAACGATCTGACAATTGGCTCTCCAGATCTCGGCACCCCGAGCGCATCCGTCTATTACCCGCTGACCGCAAGCAATCTGACGACCGGATCGCCCAGCCTCGACACGCCGAGCGCCGCCGTCAACTATCATTTGACCGCGAACGATTTCGCGACCGGATCGCCTGTCCTCGACACCCCCGCCGCGGCCGTGTTCCATGCGCTCACCGCCTCGGACTTGACCACGGGATCGCCCACCCTCGACAGCCCGTCTGCCGCGGTCTTTTACGCGCTCACCGCCTCGGGTCTCACGACGGGATCTCCGGTCCTCGACACGCCGGCCGCGAGCGTCTTTTACGTTCTGACGGCGACGGATTTTGCAACCGGCTCGCCCGTTCTCGGCACGGCCAACATTGTTCTCGGCGGACAATTTATTGCGGTTGATCTTGAGACCGGCGATCCGGTCCTCGACAGTCCGACGGCAACAGTTTTCTACGCGCTCACCGCGGTCAATCTTGCAACAGGGGCACCTGTCCTCGACACCCCGACGCTGCATCCAAGCGTGCAGCTGGTCGCCAACGATTTCGCCCCGGGATCTCCGGTGCTCGCCACGCCCTCGGCGAGCGTCTTCCATTCGCTCACTGCCGCGGACCTTGCCACGGGCTCGCCCGTGTTCGGCGCGCCGGTGCTGCTCAAGATCCTGGCGGCGACCAATCTCACAACGGGATCGCCGGATCTCGGGACGCCGGCGGCGGCGGTTGTCTACATCGCCAGCGGCGTCACGCCCGGGGCGCCAGTCCTCGACACGCCCACGCTCACCGTCCATTACGAGGTTGTTCCGGTCGATCTCGACACCGGGTCGCCCGAGCTTGGCACGCCCACCTATCACGATACGTTCAGCTTCGAGGTGGAGGACCTTGAAACCGGCGTGCCCGAGCTTGGGCAACCGGCGCTTTCGTTCGAGCCCGTGCCGCGCGCCGAGAACCTGATCGATCTCGACGCCACCTTGCTCGACCCAATCTATGCGTCGTTGATCGGCACGCCCGCCCGCCTGTTCCCGATCTCGGGGGCACCGGTCGATGTGATGGCGATCAATCACACCAACGGCGTCGAGGTGTTCACGGATCTGCTGTCGGTCGGCACCGTGCGCCCGGCGATCGATGTTCGCTTGAGCGAGCTGGCCCTGCACGACCTGGTTCGTGAGGATTTGATCGGCGGGCAGGTGGCGCTCTATCCCGACACGCCGGAGCAGGAAATTTGGGACATCGAGAACATCGCCAATCGACCGGGCATCTGGGGCGAGGGTTCCGGCGAGCTGCGGCTGCTGTTGATGGACCCGGTCACAGAACCCGCCGTGATGCCGGCGAGCGACTTCGATATCCTGCTCGACCCGATCTATGCCTCGTTCATTGCGCACCCCGCCCGGATCTACCCTGGCAGCGGGGACCTGTCGCAGGTCGATCTGTTGTGCATCAACCATACCGAAGGGGTGGCGGTGTTCGACAAGACACTCGGCGTCAACACGCTGCGTCCGCATGTCGACGTGCGCGTGAAGGAGCTGGCGACCTATGGCGTGGGCCGTCGTGATCTCAACGGCGGGCAAGTTCTGCTGTGGCCCGGCACAGCCCGCCAACAGCTATGGAACATCGAAGACGTGGGCGTGCGGCCGGGAATGTTCGGCGAACGCTTTGGCGAGCTGCGGATCTTTTTGATGGATAGGCAGGCATGACGCATCCTCGCGAGCCAATCATGCAGCGCCTTTTCGAGGTGCTGCAATCGATCGGGGTTACGACCCGCCGCAATACGATCAGTGTCAACGATGCCGAGTTGCCGTTGATCGGGCTGTTGGAGGGCGACGAGGCGACCGACGAGGAAGACCCGGTTAATCGTCCGATCCCGGCGCCTCGGCGCGTGACGATGACACCGCATGTGGTGGTGGTGACCGGGCGGGGCCGCGGCTCTCCGCCAGCGGATATCGGACCGGGCCTGAACGAGCTGTATGCCGAGGTGCTTCGCGTGGTGCTCAACGACGCGCAGCTTGCGGCGCTGACGCTGGACGGGCGCGGGCTTCGTTTCGTCGGCATCGAAACCGATCTCGCCCTGGGGCGAATGATGCTCGGGCAGATGGCTGTGAAGTTCGCCATCACCTATGCCCTGAGACCGACTGACCTCTAACAACGGGAGCGAAGGAAATGGCCTGGGTCCACGTCGGCAACGTGCCGAAGTTCTCGCTTACGCCGAAGATGGAGAAGATCAAACACTATTCCAGCATGGCTGGAACCAAGCTGCTCGACCTGACCGCCTTCGTGTCGAAGGAAGCCGAGGTTGAAATCACGCTTGAGGAGTTCGTGCCGGACAACCTGATCATTGCGCTGCTCGCGGTCGAGGGCACCAACACCAGCAGCGACGTGATCTACAATCTGTTGGAGGCCCCGTCCGTCGAGCGGCAAGTCAAGCTGACCGGCAACAACGACTTCGGCGCCCATATCGAGCTGATCCTGCCGCACGTGTTTTTCTCGGTCGATAAGGTCGTCGATTTCATCGGCGATCAGTGGGGCAACTTCGTTCTGACCGGCGACGTGCTGCGGCACGGCGGGACGTTCGGCACCGTGCAATTCCTCGACAGCGCGCCGAGCGGAGCCCCATTGACGGCACCCAACCCGGTGAACTATTTCATCGGCAAGGGCAATGTCTACATGCAGCCGTTCGTTCCTTGAGGTTGACAGATGGATCTGTTGAGCGTCGCCGCTCCAGTCGTCGAGGTGACCATCGCGCCGAATGTGAGCGTCCCGGTGCAGGGCTTGTCCCTGCGCTCGATCGCCTCGCTGCTCGCGCGGTTCCCCAATCTCCTGTCCGTCTTCAACGGACGCGAGTTCGACATTGCGGCGCTGCTCGCTGTCGCACCGGAGGCCGCGGCTGCGATCATGGCCGCGGGCGCCGGGCATCTCGCCGACGCCAAGGCCGAGGACACCTGCGCCGGGCTCGCGCTCGAATATCAGGTCGACCTGTTGGCCAAGATCCTCGAGTTGACTTTTCCCGGCGGCATTGGCCCTTTCGTCGATCGTCTCACGCAACTGACATCCTCGCTGCCCGCGCCAACGGGCGCCAACGGCGCGGGACCGGGCCACGCGACGCCCTCCACGAACTAGCCCGCGCGGTCGAGGAACTAATCGCCGCCGGCCACGCGCACGCGCTCGACTACACGCCGCGGCAGGTGACGGGGTTCCTGCGGCTGGCGAGGCTGCGCCGCAGGCGGGAGGCCGCCCAGCAACTGACCATTGCCACGCTCGGCGCGCGCGGCGACATCAAGGAAGTCGAGCGCACCAT